TCAGCGCCTTCAGCGAATGGGTTAGCAACTAGACCATAACGGGTCTTGAAGCCAATCTTGGGCTGGAAGGTGTTCTCTCCAACTGCACGAACCATCTGAAGAGGAACGTATGGGCAGTAGAATAGACCTGCGTCATAAGGTGAAGAACCCTTATAACCAACAACGTAGTACTGATTGGCAGCAACGTTAGCAGCATATGGGTCAATGTAGACTCTATACTTGCCAAGCAGAACACCAACGAAGGTGTTACCAGTATCATCAACGTTGAGGTTAGCGTTGAGTGCGGGGGTGTAGTCAAGTACACCAGCCATTGACAGTGCAGAAGCAACGTCGGCGGAGCACATGATTACGTTACCCTTCCCTCTACGAGTTCTTTGTGCGATAGCGTTAGCATCGCGCTCGATTTGGAAGAGAAGACCTTTGAACTTCTCAACAGACCAACGTCCGTTAGAGTCGATGTCGAGGTCAAATACACCAGCGGTAGCAGTGTTAGCAGCAGCGCCTTGCTCAGCAACCTTGTAGATGGTTCTGATGACTTCACGGTTGATCTCAGCAAGAATCTCTGTGGAGAGAATGTTTGCGAGTTCCGCTTCAGCGTTCAGACCATGGATTGCCTTAAGGTCTTGTGCAAGCTCAAGGCTGTATTCTGCCTTCAGTGCTCTTGACTTGGCTTCAACAAGAACTTTCTCGATAGAGAATGCCATCTCGTTGAACTGATTACCAGAGCCATTGCCCAGGTTCTCAGCATCGCCAGTCTTCATACCTTGACCTACGTTGTAGGAGGTAGAAACTGCAGTACCAACGGGGTTCAGGAGACCAGGGTTAGAACCAGACTGGCTGGTAGTACCCATACCTGCAACGCCATCAGAGAATCCAGCGTCCTCATCAAGACCATCGCCTTGACCAGAGAATGCAGTATCAACTTCGTTGTAGAAGGACTCGGATCCGCTTTGATTGGTATAGCGGGAACGCATTGCAAAGATGAGTCCAGTAGGACCACTCATTGGTTGTACGCCTGCGAGGTCATATGCGACCAGGTTAGGCATAGAGCGTCTGATCAAGGAGATCAGAACGGGGTCGAAACCAGCAACAGGACCACCTGCTGCAGCGTCTCCACCAAATCCACCACCAGCACCAGCGGCATTAGCGCCCATGGTTGGGGTTTCATTCAGGATTCCGCCTTGGAATGCTTGTTGTTCGCGGAGGAACTTTTCTTGGTTTTCTAACAGGACGGCGGTTACCGCTCTTCTATGGTTATCTTTGATAGGATCAAGACCGTCATAGTCGAGAAGTGGTGCCCACTTTTCCTGCAGATGCTCAGATTGGAACATTTGCTTTTTACCTTAGTTTAGTTTTGTTTGATTAATAATTAAGAATTCACTTTTTGCTAACAGCACCAAGTGTTCTGAGATAGTTATTCATGTAGTCAGGAGTATTACCTGCTGCATCAATGTCTACTTCCTCAGACAGATTCTCGGTCTGTGCTTTTGGAGTTTTCTGCGCTGAGAAGTAAGACTCCTTCAGCATCCCCAGTTTCTCACGATACTTTTCGCCACTTTCAAACTCCACACTTTCGGCAAGTGAGGCGAGCTTCTCTTTTTGACTGAGGGCAAGACCTTCAGCTACTTCATCAAAGATACCATCAGCAACCGACTCAGAAAGTCGGGAGTTGAGTGTGATATTCTTCTCAATTTGCTCGTTGAGTTTTGTCTCCATTTCATCAAGTTTTTCTACCATGCTCTCAAGCACATCATATTTTTCTTCAGGTACAGATACATAATGTTCTTCAAAAAGACTCTTCATGCCAGACATGAAGGATTCTGTCATTTCCGACTTGAGACCACTTTCGATGGCAAGTCTATTTTCTGTTACCCATTCATCGGCAACATACTCAAGATAAGAGTCTACTCTTTCTTCAAGAGCACTCTTGATCTCATTGACTTCTTCTACGAGGCGTTCCTCGTATGCTTCATTATAAGCAGCGGTGATGCCTTCCTTGATCTGATCGACCTTGGAACGCAATGCTGCTTCAAAGATGGTGCGAGCTTTCTCTTGGAATTCTTCCGAGAGCTCTTCACCTGCGAGGAGAGCATCGACATCTTCAGAGACATCAAACTCTTCCTCTTGAACCTCATCTGCCTCAGCGACAACTTCTTCAGAAGCTTCTTCTTCTTCAGATACAACTTCTTCTTCAGAAGACTCTTCTTCAGCAACGACTTCCTCTTCAGGAGCGTCCTCACCCTCTTCGATTACCTCTTCAGAGTCGAGTTCTTCTTCTTCCTTCATCCCCTTCATTGCATCAGCGGCTTTAGCACCTTTGTTTACAACATCCTTAACTTGCTTAAGGGTTGCGCCAGGTGTTTTAAGCTTAGCTGAGTCGTCGTCCGACTTATAGTTGTCTGGAGTAGGACCACCAAGATCTTCGTAGGATCCAGTTTGACCTGCTACTGCACCAGGAGCAAGTTTTGCCATGGGATCCCCTGCCTTTGCACCAGCATTGACAGCGGTCTTGGATTGAGTTGTGCCCGCTTCCATTTCATGTAATTTGTTGTCACTAGACATTTGAGACTCTCCGATTAACCTTTGTAATTTAATCTATATTTATTTAGTATTTTGAACAGTTACGTTACATATATAGCGTCTAGTTCAAAGAGAATTTAAGAAGTCGTCAAATAAACCCAACTTCTTCTCTTCTAAAACTCTGCTTGCTGAAGCAGCTTCAATCCTTTGACGAGTTTGTCTTGCAAGATGTTCGCGTAGAACTCCACCATCCCAAACCCATTCTTTACCTTCCATGATTCCCTGAACAAAAGCATCAGGTGCAGATGGATCTGCAACAATATCAGCAGCAGTTGCTAACATGAAATCTTCACCAACTTCTTTATAACCAGATTTTGCATTATCTCTTAGAGATCCAATGCCACGCGAAGAAACACCAAGGGTTACTCCATCTTTAAGGAGTGCCTCTGCAATTTTACCCATTGGGGTATGAAGAATCTGTGCTTTACCAATAAAGTTATTACCGTTCTGTCTTAGTTCAGTAATTTTATGAGAAACTCTATCGAGGTTTACCGTGGGACCATCAGGATGTCCAAGTTCACCAAGAGCTCTGCCCTTATCAACATAGTCTTTGGTATATCTTTTCACTTCTCTTTCCATAATTGGAAAGGGGTACATCCGCCCATTACGGTTGACCATTTCACTTTGAAGAAACACGCCCTTAATGAACATGTTCTTTTTACCATTAACAGTTTCAGTGAGAACTTCTACCTTCTCAATTTCTTCCCTTATGAGTTTCATCTGTTCATTGATTGGTTATTTAGTTATTTATAATACTCACTCTTCGTCAGAGTCTTCCGAATCTACGCTAAGCATGCTATTATTGATTTCAGGTCTCATACCCTCTACTTTTCCAGCAGATTTTGTATAAAGAATTTCTTTAATTTTATCAGAGACGTTAGATGAAGACTCGTCGCTGATGATCATATCCAAAAGATCTTGATCCATTG